CTTATTCCATTTGAAACCTTGTCTAATAAACCAGTAATATTTAGGTTTTTATCAATAATTTCACCTACTTTTCCTAAAGAAACATTGATACTGTCTGATAGGTTTTCAAAAGCTCCTTTTACACCACCGCTAACTCTTGGTAATTTTTCTAAACCTTCAGTTATAACGCCTAAGACTTGCTGAGAAGAAATTCCTAATTTTTGCAAATCCTCACTTCTTGCTGTTCCAAACGCTTCTTTTAATAATGGGGTAATTTGCGGTATCGCATCTTTAATAATGTTTAAATCTTCACCCAAAGGAAAATCGGTGTTTGCTAACTGTTGAACTCCGTAAATAGCACGTTCAAATTCTGCTCTACCCTTTCCAACCGTTGCAACGGCATTTCCAAACTGCAATAAAATATTTCTTGACTTTTCGGCATCAATTCCAATAGATTGTAAATTAATAGAACCTTTTACCGCTTCATTTAATCCTAATCCAGGAAGTTTAGCAACTTCTTTTAATTTCTCAAATTCATTTCCTGCTGCGGAAGCACTACCCATTACAGCCTCTAAACCTTTTTGCAAAGACTGAATTTCTCCAAATGATTTTATAGAAGCCGTACCTAAGCCAATAATAGGCACTGTTAACCCTAAGGTTAACTGAGTGCCTAAATTTGTTAATCTATCACCTATTTTAGTTAGGGCTTCAGTCTTTTTTTCAAAATCAGAAAGCTTCTTTTCAGCATATCCTAATTTATCTAAAAAGTCTTTTATCTCCGCGCCAATTAGTACTTTAAGTTCTGCTGCCATTTTTTTGTCTGTAATATTCTTTTTGCTGTTCTTCTAAAAATTTACGTGCAAATTGAGATGTTTTAACATTGCTTTTTCCTTTGGAATCAATAGGGAAAAATTGCTCTTTGTTTATTTTCGCTTCTTTGGTAGGAATTGATAAATAAATCCAATATGCAATCTCTCTCGTATGTCGCCATTCTTCTTTTCTTTGCCTTTCATACGCAAATCTTCTTAATTGAAATTCACGCCACGTCATGTCATAAACCTCATCTAAAGATTTACAACCCAACTCACCGAGCGCAAAAGAAATTACATTTACTTCCCAATCTTGCCACTTTTTGTATGTGGCTTCATCTTTCCCTCGATTTCCTTTACTGCTGCATTAATAGATTCTTGAGCTTCTTGTGGCAAATGTGTTTTGATGGAATTATAAAAAGCAACTTGAAACTTCATATACTCTTCGGAATTGATGCCAATTTCATCAGTCCAATCGAATACATCTCCCAAATTGAAATCTACTTTTTCACCTGCTCTTTCGCAATTGTACGCAAGTGCATAATAAAGTAATTTTGGCAAGAAAGTAAACGCTTCTACTTCTATTTTACTAAATAAAGTTTGTAGCGAAATATCTTCGCCTTTCATTACTTTTTCAAGAAATCCAATGCCAAGTTTTGCGCCTCTTTCAGCACCTCCAATAAATAATTTTACGTAGTTCATTTTTTTTTAATTAAGGCGTTACTAAATCAGTTGCAGAAAGTTTAGATCCATCAATTTGACCAGAGAATGTAATCATTTCGTTAGCGTTTGCGCTTTTTGAAAGTGATGTTAGCATTCCTTTTCCGAATTGAGTTTTAGAAGTAGATGTTTCAGTTGTTTCTACTTCTTTCCAATAGATCGTCTCTTTTGCTTGTTGTTTTTCAAGTAAGAAATCATAAGATGCTTTTGTAGCGTCATTAGTTAATTCACCATCAAATGACCAAGAATAGGTAAATTGCCCTGCTGTTGGCTCAGGGTTTAAGTCGCACTTCGTAACTGTTCCATCTACTTGTTCAAGTGATGTCTGAAATTGAGAAGTAGTCACACACGCAACAGGACGGTAAGTTTTACCATCATGCACGTAAAGAATTGAATTTTCGCCTTTAACTGCCATTTTCTATAAGTTTTAAATTAAAAATTATTATTTTTCTAAAAATTGTATTTGTTGTTGTTTGAGTAGATAAATCAGGTGCGAACTCATAGCTTTTATCTATTACTGTGAAATGCTCTACCGAAATATTATTACAAGCATTTAATACCGCTTCGTGAATATCATCACATAACAATCTACTACCTGAATTGCCATCATAAACAGTAACTATGTCTAATGTTTGGTTGAAATTCCAGACCTTATTACACTTATTTTCCTGCACGTGAGTTTTATCCTCAGTAGTCATCAAAATATAAGCGTTACTGTTATTTGGTAACCTGAAATCAGCAATAGGAATAGTTTTTCCGCTAACTACTAAATTGTTCAAAGTAGTTGCAAAATACTTTCTTATCCATTTATCTGGCGTTCTCATTACCTCTAATATACGAAATTATTTAGAATAATTCTAAATTAAATAAAAAAAACCAACTACATAATGTAATTGGTTAAAAAAAAATGTATAAAAACTATTTATTAAAACTACTGCTTAATTTGTCTAACAAGTTTTGTAAATCCTTTTCATATTGCGCTCTACCTTTGCGAAATGCAGGATAAAGATATGGAGTAGGAGGTAAATATCCTTGTCCATTTACATAGAACTGCCAGGCTAAATCTTTCCATTCATCTGGAACATCTACTTTTGCACCAGTTCCAAATTCAACATAAGCACCAATCGGAACAGCATTTACATTTATATTATAAAGCATTTTATCTTCTTTTGAGGCATTAATAGACTGCCTTAATTTTCCATAATTTGCTGGAGCATTTGAAGCCGCATCTGTAGCTATTTCTTGCGCTGTTATAGCGGTAATACTTTCTATTTTATCTTCTGCATCTTTACCGTAATTTTTCAGCTTTTTAATAAGCTCTTGTACGCCTTCTACTTTAACATTAATTGCCATCTGCGTAAATGTTTAATTCTACGTTATCTAAATTAACCTTTTCAATAGATTTAATTTGATATTTTTGACCGTTAAATTTGATAAAATGCTTTTCAGTGATGTCTAAATTATTTTTTTGTCTTACCGAAAAAACAACTGGATTTTTAAAGTCGTTCAATCCGTACTGTTGAAATTTAAACCCTGCATTTTTCGTTTGGATTTTTGCCCAAATATTCTTAACCAAAGTTTCAGAATTTATAAAGCCACCGAACCCATCCGATACCTCTGAATTTATACAAACTTCTATTAATGTATTATAATTTCTCGCTTTCATTATACTACAATTGCACGTTTATAAGTCATTAGAATTTGCTTCACATTTTCGGGAATTAAAGTAGTATTTTCTTGCTTTTCGGCTTCAAAATACCACACTTTAATCATTTGTAAAGCGCAATCTAATAAAGCACTTGGAATATCATCTACATTCTCATAACCTAAATTTACGGTAACCTCTTCGGCATCAAATCTAACTTTTCCCGCATAATCTAATCTCGTTAAATTACCATTATAAATTACTGGATAATCGTAAATGTCAATAAAGCCACAATAAGCACGTTTATAGGTTATATTTTCACGCAATTGTAAAATATGTCCAGTTTGCTTTTCTATAATACCAAAAGCCGAGCGAACCATTCGCTCAATATCTTGGTCATCTGCTGTAAATGAGCTATCTAATCTTAGATAATTCTTTACGGTTGCAAGTGGTAAAATTTCATTATATGTCATTATTTAGTTTCTATTTTTTTACCTTTTACTTTTACCTCTTTTTTTGGAACATCAGACAATTCTTTCTTTTCTGTTTCTACCCAAATAGCTACACCGTTTGCAACAGCATTTTTATTTCTTTCTTCCCCTAAATCAACAATAGTATTTTCTTTGTAAACTTCATTTGTATGAACATCGGTAGCGGATTTTAATAATTTAATTTTTGCCATAATTTTAATGTTTACCTCTAATATACAAAAAAATCTTTATAATTACTAAAAATAAAAAAAGCGCACTCCGTAAAGTACGCCTTTAATTATATAAAACAGTGGTTTACACTACTACTGTTGAACCTTTGATAAAGAAGTCTGGGCCATAAACTGGAAGGGCATAATTACCTTCAATTCTTACGGTTACTTTGTTTTCTCTAACGTTAGTTCCATCTTGTTCAAAGAATTCAATTCTCATTCCTTCTTGCGTTAGCAATTGCGCACCCATATCGAAGTCTCCTACCACATAATCTGGAGCAGTAATAGCTGTAGAAGCATATACTGGAATTCCGAACAAGAATAATTGACCATTTACGAACGTTACGCCTTCTGGAAGGTTATATTCACCCGAACCACTTGCCTTATTTTTGAAAAATCCATAATAATCTATTGGTCTCAATAAAATACCAGTTGCATCTCTTTCGTATGTGTCTTCAAGCCTTGCTACATCATCAATTAATTTCTCAATCAATTTTTGAGATGTTGCAGCAGTTGAAGCCACGAAATTTCCAGGAGTTAAAATCCCTTTCAAATTTGGAGTTGTACCATTTCCGTAAAGGATTTGAGCATCTAAAGCTCTTTGGAATTTTTCAGGAAGTCTTGCTTGTAAGAAAGAAACGAATCCTGGAATGTTATTCATAGCTTTTCTGGTAACTCTTAACCACCCTGCAATTGTTTCTACGTTTACAGTAGCTTCTACTAAATCAAGGTCAAACTGTGATTTCAAAGCACCTTCCGCAGCAGGAGCAATAGCACCTTCGCCATTTCCATTTTCACGCATAAATGTGTAAGTATTACCTGCACCAATTGAACCACCTCTTAACACTTGGCTCATGTGTACTTTTCTGTTCGGGTTTTGTCTGATGTTAGGATCAAAGATTTGACCGTATCTTGAGCCACCTGTTACGTTAGCTGTGGACATATCACCAACCGCTTTTAATTCAATTGCAAAAGATTTCTTTTCTTTTCTTAGAAACTTTTGGTAGTTGTCTTCATTCTCGTTAATAGCATCTGCTAAAACATCGTTAAATGATTTCTTTTCTGCATTTTGAACAGCAGAACCATTTAATTTCATTTCAAGAGAATCTACGTGATTTTGAAGTTTTTCAGCGTATTCTTTCACTTCTGTTACCTGCACCGAAACGGTTTTAATTTCTCCTTTAATTTCTTGCACTTCATTTGTGCTTTTTTCAGTTGCCTCAGTTACTTTAGCCTTCACTTCCGCAAGTCCTTTTTCGATTAATTCGTTTACTTCCATTGTTGTTTAAATTGTAAAATTTGTAAAAATTGATTTTATGATTTGCGGCTCAATAAAAATTTCCTGAGTGCTTTTTGGCGGCTCTTCATTTGTCTGAGTGCTTTTATATTCTTCGATTATTTGTGCTTCAAATTGTTTTAAAGCAATTTCAAAAAGTCCGTGCGTTTCATCTGTAAAACTTCCGTCTTTATGTGCTTTTAATATTTTTTTATAAAGGTCTTTCACTTCATTTACTGATGATTTAAAACCTAAGAAAGGAGTATTTGAATTTGCGCCTAGTGTAACCGCAGAACCTTCGTATAATTTGACTTCTTTGATGATTCTAATATAATTATCATCTTGTTTAAAATCTGCCTTTACAGTAGTAAATCCAATCGAATGCTCTTTAACTATTCCAGCTTCATAAAGTTTCAATTGGTCTTCACCAAATGAAGTATTTATTATTTCCCCCTCGAAATATAGACCTTTTTCGTCTTCCTCTAATTTTGTGAATTTTCCTAAAGGTCTAGACCAATCATGCTGTTGTAGATAGAAAATATCATTAAACCTTTCATTGATAGATTTAGTGAACGCCCCTTTTTCGATTATGTCATTATCTGAATCTACGTTACCGAAAGCAGATAAATAACCCGTTACGATTCTTGACTTTATGTCAATATCTTTAATCGCTCCCGTGTTTTTCTGTTCAAATAGACTTCTCATACCTCTAATATACAAAAAAATCTTTATAATTACTATAAATAAAAAAAGCGCACTCCGTAAAGTACGCCTTTAATTATATAAAACAGTGGTTTACACTACTACTGTTGAACCTTTGATAAAGAAGTCTGGGCCATAAACTGGAAGGGTATTTTTGGGGGTCAATGTAAATAGGTTTGTTATCGTCTGACATTACCAAA